TTCCTCTTCCTCTTCCTCTTCCTCTTCCTCTTCCTCTTCCTCTTCCTCTTCCTCTTCCTCTTCCTCTTCGTTCTTTACCTTGGACTTTTTGCCGTTGACAAGCGCGGCCAATGCCTCAAGCTGTTCGTTTACCTCGTCGATGAAATCCGCAACCGCTTCTTTCAATTCGACCTTTTTCTTTGCCATGTGCTTTTCTCCTTTGCCCGAACTCTCGGACGGTTTTTGTCCGGCGACATACCGAACAAACTTGTTAACGCCAGGTCACCCGTGCGTCAGTTACTCTATTGTAAATTTTCTGTAGTGCCATAAGCTGCTTATCACTGATGGAATGCGTTCGCTCGAACTGATTGCTTACGCTTTCAAAGAATTCGCGCTGATAATCCCGGCTTGACATGTTTTCCTCAATCTCGCGAATTGTGAACGCAATCGCTTTCTCTCGCTCGCTGCCTGTTAGTTTTGTAAGTGTCATTCCGGCCTCATCCCAAGCGGTGCGCCTGCCGCAATGTAAAGTTGTTCGATCTTATCGCGAGCACCATATTTGAAATTGCACGCGTTTGTCTCTCGGCATTCATATGGTTTCGTGGGATGTATTACGCACCGATCGTCTGAAAAGAAAACACAGATTCCGCGCCGTCTTTGATCGAACGGAAGCCGGATCAAATTACCCATGCCATCACAACTTTTTCTTGGTGACCAAACATACGGCGCATCGGGTGCGTCAGGATTATCGCAAGAATCAAGAATCAAGAAACGCGTTTTGAACTCTTCAAAATGCAACTTCATATATTCGGCAGCTCTTTCCGCCTCGCCCGGTGCGAACCATCCAGGCGTAATTCGACAAGCATTCACGCATCGAACGCATCTGCACTCTGTCATCCGACAATCCGTTTCACTCGATCGGCCTTGCGGAAAACCGCACCAAGGGTAATTTCGTCCAAACTGTTCGGACACGCAATGTAATCGCTCCGCATGAACGCTTTGTTATTCCCGCGCCGACTGATACGTTTCTCGCACTGTTTGTTGTCCTCGTCCGACCACGACCACTCATGGAAAACGGCGCGGTCGCCCGCTTGTAGATTGTTACCGCGTCCCATTGCCGCGATGTTGCCGATGATTCCCCTAATAGTCCCCTCTTGAAACCGCTCTATAATGGTAGTGCGCTCGTCTTTCGGCGTGCCGCCCATGATGAGGCGGAATCCGATACCGCCTAGTTGCCTCTCAAGCTCATGACAAACCTCGCGGTGCCACGCAAATACGAGTATGGCCTCGTTCTTGTCCTCGCATCGTTGCTTGACGTAATTCACCGTCCATGGAACTTTTTTAAGCCCGAGTTCTTTTCTATGGTGGGCAATGTCGCCCTTGCTCATCCCTTCCGAAATATCGTCAAAACTGATTTTACTCAGATTCGTGCGCTCCCACTTTTGCATTGCGAGAGTGCGGACATCATCACTCATAAGCAGTAAAGACCGCCGCCGCTCGGGATGCTTCAATGCCTCTTCGGGTACGACGTGCATGAAATCTTTTTGTAATCGCCGTTTGAGTTCGTCGGCATTCGAGTCGTGCCGAAACTCCCAACGCCCGAAGTCGTTCAACCTCGCACCGCAAAACTGCATCCCGAATTCCTGTTGGTTCATGAAGTCAATGGATTCGGGGCACATAGCGTAAGTCGGCGCCCAAAGCTCCATTGGACGATTCGGCATTGGCGAGCCATCGAGCAAGACCGCGTGACGGCAATGCTCATCGTGAATGAGTCCGGGTGAAACGCGCCCGTCACTAAGCTCACCGCCAAAGAGTGCGAGCGTCCGTTGAGCCGTCGCCTCTTTGAAACGCGATGCCTCATCGACCGCGACAAACCGTTTCGGCATCTCGATCAGGCGGGTCAAGACCCAATCCCTCGTCAGCATGGAATCGGGCACAATGACGAACTCGGCGCCCCATCCGGCATAATCTTGATTCGCTGAGTCGGGTATTACGGCCACCATCGGGAACGAACGAGGCCGCATGAGCGCGGCAATATAGGTTACTTCCCTCGCCCAATTGACCGTAAGCGACGGCGGGACGACAAATAGGGCTTGGCCCCCGGCCTCGGTCAAGATCGCCGCTATAACCGCTTCCCACGTCTTGCCAGCTCCCGGCGCGTGGGCGAGGTACGAGCGCGAGCGGGTCAAAACCCAACGCACGCCGTCTATTTGGTGGGGGTCAAGAAAAGGGGGCAGCGGGGAAGCGGGGGCAGGATAACGCTTGACAAAGGCTCTATTTAAGATTTTTTGCGCTTTGCTCGATGCGAATGCCCTAAACTTCGCCGCTGCCTTAAAATCATTTGTAGCACACCGACCGTCGGACATCACTTCCCAAACGTCAATGCCTAATGCGAGCCGCAAGTCGTTTTCTAAAACGAACTTGCCGCCCTCCCACGTTAACCACATTGCGCCAATACCCCCTGCAATCCGCTTTTCCGTTTTCGAGTTTCCGTTTTTCCGAATTTCGTTTTTGCAAATTTTTAGGTTGCGCTAATACGGTTAGTACAAGAGAATGCGGCAGTCAACAACAATTTTTTAAAGGAGAAATTAATTATGGCAAAGACCTTGACCAAACTCACCCTAAAAGAATGGATTGAAAAAACCGGACCTGAACGAGTCGCAAAACTTCTCGGCGTTAACATTTCTTCGGTCGGTCATTGGCACCGAGGATATTGCTCACCAAGGGACGAAGTCAAAATCTTAATTAAGAAACTGTCACGCGGGGCTGTTACCTATGATGAAATGATCGAACGCACTCACTCGAAAGAGAACGGGCCGAATCATTGGAAAACGACGGGTAAAAATAATTAAGGCGGTGGCTCCATGTCAGTTACTTCGCTCAAAGAGTTGAAACGTCTGTATGATTTCGGGTTTGGTCTGCATTGGCTGCACCCCGGCCAAAAACGTCCCATCGGGAACGAATGGACAAGCGGCCCGCGCAAAAAGTGGGATATGCTTAAAAAAGAACATCAAGACAACTATAATGTCGGTGTGCGCCTTGGAACGCCAAGTAAGATTAAAGGGCGCGGTTATCTCGCCGTCATCGACGTTGACGTAAAGGGAAGCGAAAAACGCCATCGACGCGAAGCAAAGGCCGCGCTTACCGAACTCATCGGCAAAAAGAACGCTCAGCGTTGCCCGGAGGTCCATAGCGGACGAGGCGGCGGCTCGAAACACCTTTACTGCGTTACGCCCGAACCGTTCAAGACGTTCACGCCTAAGCGTAGTGACGAACGCATAAAATATCTCTCGCCCTCAAAATCACCAAGCAAGAAAGAACTCGCAGAACTAAGCGCGAAAGAAATCAAGGCAGGCTTGAGACTTGGCCCGGCGTGGGAAATTTCATTATATTCGGACGGTCGTCAAGTCGTGTTGCCGCCGTCCATTCACCCGGACACTCGTAAACCGTACTATTGGGAACGTCCGCTTAGCGACATCAGCACTGTGCCCGTCATTAATTTTGCGGGTGCAACGAGTGCGGCAAGCGACGCAATAAGTTTCATGCACGCGCCGGGCAGGACGCGCGGTCCGCAAGAAACGGTTGAAGACTTTGAGGTCGCGCCCGGTCTTACCGCGTTCAACGTGAAGAGTCTCAGCCGCCGTATGGCGACTCTCATCACGAAAGGAAAGTACAGGGACAGAGAGGTTAATGACCGCTCGGCGTTCTTGCTTCCGGCAGCTCGGGCGTTAGTGTGCGCGGGACTCGACAAAAATCAGGTCTTAACCATGCTTACCGATCGTTCGACGTTTCTAGGTGAATGCGCGTATGACCACGCACAAACCGATTCCCGTAAACGGGCGGCGCAATGGGTCTGGAATTATACGCTAAAGAAAATCATGAGCGAACACAATCCAACCGCCGTGTTTAGTGACTTACCCGTGAAACGCGACAGCGTGCTCAATGCGGACGAAATCGAAGCACAGACGAAACGCATAATGAAAGACCACAAATGGACCGCCGACCTCGAACAGACGGACAAGGGCCGGTTCGTCGCTTCATTTAACAACTGTAAAACCATACTCACGCATGTTTGCGAATCACCCGATTTTGTCGGGCGTAACGAATTCGCGGCTAACGACTATTATCTTTGCGGCGTCCCGTGGGGCTCGAAGAAAGGGGACGCCGTAACCGATATCGACATCATTCGTATCAAGGATTATTGCGCCGAGACTTTTGGCGTCGAGTTCAACGACAATACGATTAATCAATCACTTATGAAGGTGGCGGACATCAACCGCTTTCATCCGGTGCGAACATGGATTAAGTCACTGCGATGGGACGGCGTGCATCGCTTAGAAACTTGGATTAGGGATTTCGCGGGAGCCGTTGGCCCCGCCGATTACCTAGAGGCCGTGTCCCGGAAAGTATTGGTTGCGATGGTTAAACGTGTATTCGAGCCAGGCTGTAAGTTCGATCACGTCCTAATCTTGGAAGGGATACAAGGCTCAGGCAAGTCAACACTACTTGCCAACCTCGCCGGTACGGAATGGTTTAGCGACGAGGCATTGAACATCGGCGATAAAGACGCGGTACTCACGATGCAATCCAAATGGCTCATCGAACTTGGTGAGCTATCCGCTTTGAGCCGTTCGGAGATTAATGACATGAAAGCGTTTATCACAAGGCGTACCGATCGCATTCGCGCGCCATACGGTAAGCGTGTTGAAGAGTTTCCACGTCAATGTATTTTCATTGGCTCGACGAACTTGGACGAATATTTACGGGACGAAACCGGCAATCGCCGCTTTTGGCCCGTGAAGTGCGGCGACTCAATTGATTTTAAAGCCGTCAAAAAATGGCGCAGTCAACTCTTTGCCGAAGCGTACCAATATTATTTGCTTGGTGAAACGCTTTACCTTGAAGGTACGGAGCTGAATGCCGTAGCGCAAATGGAACAAGAGAAGCGCGCAGAGGTTGACGAATGGTACGGCGCGGTTGTCGATATCGTTGACGGCCCCATGTTCCCGCGTCACTCGTTTGAAATGAGAGAGGTTTCAAAATGTATGGATCAGTTCTCAAACGCGCATCAATTATCACCGTGGGATCAAAAGAGGATTGCGAAATGCTTGAGGACGATGGGGTACGAAAAGTTCCAAGAAAGAGGCGGCGCGCGCCGCAAGCTATGGCGTAAAAAAGCATCGCGGAACCTTAGCGGAACCTTAGCGGAACCGCAGAATATTGATTCTAAGGTTCGTCAAAAAACACCATTAAAAATGAGTTTTTTATGAACGAAATGTCGTTTTGGAACCTTAGAACCTTAAACTATTATGAGACTAAAACAGGGTATTAAGGGTATAGGGGTATGGGGGTAGGGGGGTTACCCCCTTCAAGACGTATATTAGAAAGGTATAAGGGTTTTAAAGGTTCAAAGGTTCGCCGAGTCACTTTTGAGAGAGAAAAACACTGAAAAAAGGCCCCGAAAAGCACGAACCGCAAAAAAAGTTTCTAAGGTGCGGCTAGGGGTCGCGCAAGGTTCGGGGGTAGAAACATATGAGTAAAAAGTCACAAATAGCAAAATTACCGCAAATTGACGGTTTAGGGCCGCGCGATTTGGCCCGATTGCATAAAGCGGTTCGGCAAGTATGGTCTTGGTCGCACACATGGCGGTTGGCGAAAAAGCGAGCTTTGCATTCGGACGGCTTTTACCGTTGCGAGAATCCTAAATGCAAACAAAAGGGCAAACCCGTCCCGCACGTTGCGGTTGACCACATTCATCCTGTTGGTGAGGTTGGCGGGCCAAAATATATTCAACGCATGTTTGTCCCCTCGCGCATGTTGCAGTGTTGGTGTAAGCGATGCCACGACGCGAAGACACGACAAGAACGCGCGGCGAAGACGAAGAAAGAAAATGCGCAACTAGAAAAAGTCGAAAAGAAAGTTTTGTCGAAAGGTAGTTTCTTATGAGTATTTTTGAAAATGCGGTGCTTGTTCAGCAAGGCGGCGTTACGATTAGGGCATTTAAAGTTTGGTACGACGACGTGAAACGAACGGCAAAGATTGAATTCGATTTTGTGAAGCGGGAGTATAAATCAACTGGCGATCGACTTGCGGTACTTCTTTGTTGCGACGCCGTTATCAAATACTGGCCCCTGTATGACATACAAAATCATACGCTCATTATTTCGGGCGGGCATAATCACGCATTAAAGAAATTTAAGAAAGAACTTAGTTTTCTTTAGTCTTTACCACGTCTTTACCCTAACGATTTTAGTTGAAGTCTTTACCGGATTGTGTCATACTGTATTTATGAAATCGAAAAATACAGTAACGAAATTCTACACGGTACGGATGACGGGCGCGGAGATTACGTTAATCGTGGCGGCGCTTATGGCTTTCAAGTTTCCGGGTGCCAAGACTCTTGCTCGTCGTTTGCTTGAGAGAGTTACGAAATGAAGCGATGTAATCATGCCACACGCACGTTGGAAGTTCTCGGACGGGTCGGGCGGATTTGGCGAGTGTACTGTTATAAGTGCGACGTGACCAAACGGTTTCATGATTTCGGGTTTCGCTCAACGCGGTTGCTCAATACTTGGCCAGGCCGTAAACCGGCGAATTCGTTACCGGGAGGTAAAAAGTCATGACGACAAACCGAACACTTGCGAAAGTCGTTGTTGCGGACGCAGCCGAGAAAGCCGGGCACCTATTCGTGTTGTTGGGCACGAATCAGATACCCGAGGAGCTGTTATTCAACGATAGTTTTCAAGCGGAGTTAATTGAACTCTCTCAACACATGCTTCGCGTTCGATATGTCATTGAGGATTTTAAGAGTCGGGGGCCACAATGAAACGAAAATCACAAAAGCCGATGCGCCTCATCAACATCAAAGTCAACGGCAAAGACCGCCGCGCTTTGCTCGCTGCCGCCGAGAAGTACGCGGGCGGTAACTTGTCGGCTTGGTTACGTTTTGCGGGGCTGCACTTCAAGCCAGTAAAGACTTTGATTGTTCGGTAAAGGCGGCTCGGAAATTTCTGCCGGTAAAATTCTCTTGACATTCTGCGGTGCGTTCTCCCATCGTTGGGCTCATGGCGCTCAGTGCAAAACATCGGCTTTTCGTCCGAGAGTACGTGAAAGATCGCAACGGCGGTCGCGCATATCGTGCGATTTACGGCCAAGTAAAAGGCTCGGATCAGTCCGCCGCCAAGTTACTTAGAATAACTAAGGTGTCCGAGGCCGTCGCAAAGAACCTTGCTCGTCTTGAGGCAAAACTCGATATTTCCGCTGAGCGAAATCTCTCTCGTATCGCTGAAATTGCGTATCACGCGCCGCGAGCGAAATATACGGACGTACTCAAGGCATGTGAGCTAATCGGTAAGCACTTCAGACAGTTTACCGACGTTCAAGAGCTGACGGGTAAAGACGGCGACCCGGTACAGGTCGTCTACCGTCTGCCCGCCGGAGTAAAGAAACGCGTTGACGAAGGTAACGCGTGAAAAAGAACGTCATCGTCATTGAGCCCCAAGAGGGGCCGCAAACCGACTTCATAGAATCCGACGCCGACATAGTAATTTATGGCGGCGCTGCGGGCGGCGGCAAGACGTTTGGACTACTCCTCGACCCGCTCGCTCATCGTAATGTTTCCGCCTTTGGTGGAACTATATTTCGTCGGACGATGGTACAGGTTACGAACGAAGGTGGTTTATGGGATACGTCCATGACGCTCTATCCGCTATTCCATGCCAAGCCTCGCGCCCACGTTCATGAATGGAGATTTCCGAGCGGCATGTCGATGTCATTCGGAAACCTCGAATACGAAAAGGACGTTCTTAATTATCAAGGCGCTCAAATTCCCTGGATTGGGTTCGACGAGCTTACGCATTTCACTGAGAATCAATTCTTTTATATGTTGAGTCGTAACCGATCGACATCAGGCGTTCGGGCGCGTATTCGAGCGACCTGTAACCCCGACCCGGATTCGTGGGTTAAGAAGTTCATTCTATGGTGGCTGGACGATGAGGGGCGTTTTCCTCGCGCTGATCGCTCGGGCAAGCTGCGTTGGTTCATTCGCATAAACGACGCGATTCATTGGGCTGACACCAAGGGAGAGATTCACGCGCAGTTTGGAAACGGCGACGAGATTCAACCGAAATCCGTAACGTTCATTGCGGCGAAACTTGAAGACAACAAAATCTTAATGAAATCTGATCCGGCCTATCTCGGTAACTTGCTTGCAATGAACCGAGTCGATAGGGCTCGGCTCAAAGACGGGGATTGGAACGCGCGAGCAAGCGCGGGCTCGTTGTTTAAGCGCGAATGGTTTCCGATTGTCGATACGGTGCCGGACGGTTGGATTAGCGCAATTCGTTTTTGGGACCGAGCGGCCACCAAGCCAAGCGAGACAAACAAAGACCCGGATTGGACGCGTGGGCTGAAAATCTACAAGTACGGCAACGGCACATGGTGCGTCGTTGACTTACGCTCGGCGCGGGACACGCCCGGTCAAATCGAAACGCTTGTGAAGACGACGGCGACTCACGATACTCAAGCGGTAAAGATTATGAGCCAACAAGACCCCGGAAGCGCGGGCGTGAGCGAGGCCGAACATTTTATTAGAATGCTCGCCGGGTATGACGTACACGTTGAAACGATGAGTAAAGACAAAGTGACGCGAGCAAAGCCAGTCAGCGCACAAGCGGAAGCTGGAAATATCCGCGTACTTAGGGCACCCTGGAATGAGGACTTTTTCAGTGAACTCGAAAACTTTCCAGACGGGGCACACGACGATATTGTCGATGTACTCAGCGGGGGCTTTAACGATTTGAGCGGCGGCATGTCTATTTGTGACGCCATGTGAAGGGAAACAAATTTATGGCTAAAAAAATTCCGGCAGCTATTCAACGAGCGGTAAAAGAAGCGGTTCAAAACTCCGTGCCCTTATTGGCGGCGCAGACGCAAGAACAAATCAAGAACGGATTGGCCGATGCCGTCGGCATGACGCAGTTTAACCCGTTCAACATGCCGGGAATGCCGGGCGGATTTCCTGGTAGTGAAACGATTTCGGACACGGCAACGATTTTCAAGAATCTCCGTTGGTATTTGGTTTCTAACTTCCGGCAAGTACTTTCACAGGCGTATGTAGAAATCGGCCTCATCCAAACCATCGTCGACGTGCCGGTTGATGATGCCTTACGCGGCGGCATCGAAATCAAATCCAAGCAACTGAGTGAGGAGCAAATTCAAGAGCTGATTATTTCTCTCGACCGTGACGACGACATAAACGTTGCGGGGCAAGCCGCAAAATGGAATCGTCTATTTGGTGGGGCTGGAATCATCGTGCTTACCGATCAAGACCCCGAGGAATCGCTTGACCTCGACGCCATCACCAAAGATACGCCGCTTGAATTCCGCGCGGTCGATATGTGGGAACTCTTTTGGGACAAACAGAATACCGAGGGGTATGACCCGGCGGTTCAGTCACAAGATTTCGAGCACTATAATTATTATGGCGAGAGGTTGCACAAGTCGCGCGTGATGCGGCTCAAGGGGCTCGTGGCCCCGAGTTTCATTCGTCCCCGTTTGCGTGGTTGGGGCTTCTCAGTCGTTGAAGTGTTGGTGCGTTCGATTAATCAATACCTTAAAGCGACCGACCTTGGTTTCGAGGTCTTGGACGAATTCAAGCTCGACGTGTACAAGATCAAGAACCTCGTCAACACGCTTCTGTCACCGAACGGCCAACAGAAAGTGCAGCAACGTGTACAGCTTGCCAACTGGCAAAAGAATTATCAAAATGCCGTCGTCATGGATTCCGAGGACGATTTCGACCACAAGCAACTGAGCTTTGCGGGCTTGGCCGAGGCGATGTCGGGTATTCGTATGCAGGTTGCAAGCGACATGCGTTTCACGATGTTGAAACTTTTTGGCACGCCCGCGCAAGGGCTGAACGCGAGCGACGCGGAAAGCTTGGAAGTTTACAACTCGATGGTTGAAAGCCAAGTGCGCAACAAGATCAAGTATGACCTCTTACGCATTTGTGAAATCAAATGTCAGAAGCTATTCGGCATGGTGCCGGATGATTTGGCGTTGGGGTTTAAGCCGCTCCGTGTTCTTACCGCCGAGCAAGAGGAGAACGTTAAGACGCAGAAATTTAATCGGCTCATCCAAGCCAAAGCTGCGGGCGAACTGACGACGATTGAGTTTCGCGAGGCGTGTAACAAGGGCAACCTGTACGACATCACGCTCGACACGTCTACCGACGTACTTAACCCGAATGACCCGGAAGCAAGGGAAGTCGTTAAAGAGGGCGACGTGGACCCGGCTCACCCGATTGACGAACGCGATCCCGGCGCGAACCGTGAAGACACGCGAAAAGGTAAGGCGCTTAAACGCGAATGGGAATACGGCGGCAAAGACGCCGAAAAGAAACATAACTCTGTTGACAGTGAGGACGTGGAAAACCCCGGCAAGGTCGATGAGGCGCTTTGGAGTAAGGCCAAAGCCGCTTGCATGAAATCTTACGGAGAAATCAAGTGGGCGGTTGTGACCGCTCTTTACAAGAAAATGGGAGGTACTTTCAAATGAACGGATTGATTCAATGGTCGCCCGGCGTGACGCTTGAGGCGGTTGAGAAGCAAGTCATTCTCGCCGCATTCAGACATTACCGGGGCAACAAGACCGCAACCGCGAATGCCTTGGGCATCTCGGTAAAGACCGTGGACAACAAGTTGGAAAAATACGAGGTCGAGGGAAAGGCCGAAAAAGAAAGGTTCGAGAATGGAAGAGGCGACGCCCAAGAAATGCTCAAGCGACACCGGGGAAATGTCCCCGACAACATTGGCACCGGATTCGACGGCCCCGCTGCAACAGCCGCGCCCCAAAGGTCGGGTGATGATGGGGCCGATGCCGGGATTCGCACGCAATCCCCTAGTGGACCTGCCACGCAACAGACCGTGCCCGTGTCTGAGCGGAAAGAAGTTCAAGGCGTGTTGCCTCAACAGGCTGCCGCATTACATTCCCGTAAATCTCGTTGAGGGCTTCAAAGAGCAAATGGCAAAGCCCGACCTTATTTTCATCACCAAGGAAAATGAGAACAAGTTACAGCGGGCCGTTAAGGACGCGAAACATTGCGAGCACTGCGGCGCCCTCATCGCGGGACCGCACGACTGTCCGGGGCCAGAAAAAGACGAGCCCGAGATTTGCCCCGGTTGCGGTAAACCGTCGATTCCGCCGCATGAGTGTAATCCAATTGGTGACGAGGATAAGGCGTCTTGAGAATCGTACAGCTCAACCCCATCAAGGAAACGCCACAAGATTACGAGGCCATCGAAAAACGGATAAAGGAACTACTCAAACGCACGTTATACTTTCCCTTACTCCAAGAATTCGAGGAGCCTCGTAAAACTTTAAAGAATAGCGAAGAGGATTTGATTGAAGCTATTCGCGACGGCCAACTCTTTTTCTATCGCGGCGCTTTTCGCGGAAAGTTCGATTCATTCATTTCAAGCGAGTTGCGGGCACTCGGTGCAACGTGGGATCGCAAAACCTCATCGTACAAAATTCAGCTCGGTTTTCTACCGCCCGAGGTTCGCGGCGCCATAGCCTCAACTGAATGGCGTTTCAAGGAAAAAATTAGGCGCGTTGATGAAAAGCTCGCGAAAATTTTACCGGAAGAAATTTCAGACCGCTTGCGGCTGACAGACCTTTTTGACCGCACCATTTGGAAAACTGAGCGGCAGATACAAGCAACAATTCGGGGTTTGGTTGTCTCTCCGACCTTGACCGAACGAGAACGTCAAAAGATTGCCCGCGAATGGTCGAACAACGCGCGGCTGAAAATCAAAGAGTGGACTGCGGACGAAATTAAGAAACTTCGCGCTGATATGGGAAAGGCCGTTTTAGCGGGGAATCGACACGAATTTGCGGTGAGTGCTATTCAGAAATCCTTTGGTGTGAGTGTTAATAAAGCTCGCTTTCTTGCGCGTCAAGAAACGTCCTTACTCATGACCAAGCTCAAAGAAACCCGGTACACGTCGGCGGGCGTTCATGAATACACTTGGCACAACGTCGCGGGCTCGCCAAAGCATCCGGTTCGACCCCGCCATAAATTTCTTGCGGACGAGTCCAAAAGAGGGAAAATTTATAGATGGGATGACCCACCAATCACGTCGGAGCCGGGCGATCCGGTGCGCCGGAATAATCCGGGTCAAGATTACAACTGCCGGTGTTTTGCAAGGCCGGTCGTGAGGTTTAAGAAGTGAGTTTGAACGCCAAAGGCAAAATCTATTATGGTATTCATTTCTATCCCGGCGTGGCGGAATACCAAGAGCCCGGCAAAGACCCATATCGCGTATTTTTAAATGAGGACACTTTAAGAGCAATGGACCCGACCTTTTCGGGCCGTCCTATTTTCGTCGAGCACGTTGAAGAGGTCGAAGAGGACATTCAGAAGCTCCGAGGAGAGGCCGAGGGTTGGGTTATCGAATCTTTCTTCAACGCCGCCGACGGCAAGCATTGGGTGAAATTCATTGTCGTTGGTGAACATGCGGAACGGGCGATTGCGGCGGGCTTTCGTTTGTCCAATGCGTATTTACCGAAAGCATTCGGCGAGGCCGGACTTTGGAACGGCGTCGCGTACACCAAAGAAATCACCGGGGGCGAATACGAGCACTTGGCGATTGTCAGGCATCCCCGGTATGAGGAGTCTGTCATCATGACACCCGAGGAGTTCAAAACGTATAACGAGGACAAGCTCGTTGAACTCAAGCGGTTGTCAAACAGTAAAGACCAAAAAGGAGAAACGAAAATGGCTTTTAAACTGTTCAAGCGTACTAAGGTTGAAAACGCAATCGACATCGAGGTGATGTCGGTCGTGTTGCCGAAAAGCGGTAAAGAAGTTTCTATTCAGAAGCTCGTCAATGATGCCGACGAAAAAGAAGTTGATAAGAACGCGGGCATGGCGGACCTGTCACACAAGGTCAAGATGCACGACGGCGCTCACTGCACCGTCGGCGAACTCGTCGAGAAGCACAAGGCTTTGAACGATGAGCTTGAAGCCATGAAGGGTAAGAAAGAGGACGCCGACCCCGAAATCGAAGAGGGTACGGAAGAGGTCGGAGACCGTGGCGGCGACAAGTCCCTCGACAACGACGATATGCCCGAGGACGAGGACGCCAAGAAAAAGGCGCTAGAACTCGCCGAGCACGAAGAGAAAGAAATCGAAGCGGCCAAGAAAAAGAACACCGCCGACGCTACCGCGAAAAAGGAAGCCGCCAAGAAAAAGGCGGAAGCCCTCAAGAACGCCAACACCCGAAGCTTGGAAGAGGAGACCGTCGCGGTCGAATTTTCCGGCGATCAGGTTGCCCGTGGCAAATCGCGGTACGGCTCGAACTAACCCGAAAAGGAAAAAGGAGAACACACTATGTCTTTAGCAATTGGAGCACTCAGTCAGGTTGCGGTCAATCCGACGACCGCGCAGCTTTCGGCCCCTGCCGCAACCGGCGGAACGGCCCCTTACGCTTACCAGTGGTATCGCTCGACTGTTTCTGGTTTCACGCCGGGACCGGGCAACGCTATTGCTGGCGCAACGGCCCTCGCTCTCAGCGATTCCGGCCTCATTCCGAACACACAGTATTTCTATGCCGTGGTCGTGACTGACAGCGCGAGCCCGACGCCCGCGACTGCCACGAGCGCGTTGCTTGCGGTTGCCACCGCTGTCGCCGTGCTCAGCCAAAACCAGTTTGCGCAGACTCCACTTGTCGGCATGATCGACATGCGGTTTCCGTTCAACACCGTGTCGGTGCAAATCGACGCGACTCAGGCAACGGCGCTCTATGCCGGTGCAGCGGTGCGAATGGTCGATAGCGCGGACGGCGTGCCGAAGGTTGTCGGCTGTTCGGCCAACTCCGACGAAGTTCTCGGATTCATCAATTTCGACATCAAGACCGTACAGTTTGTCGCGGGCTCGATGGCTGAAATCTCGATGGCCGGTAACGTCATGTTCTTGTACGCGACGGGCGCGATTGCCCGAGGCGTTCAGGTCTCGCTCGACATTTCCACGATGGGCGGTGTCCGGGCGGCGGCAGGTCATACCGGCGACGATATCGTCGGTTGGGCTTACGACAAGGCGGCAGCGGCGGGCGCATTGATCCGCGTGTTCATCAAAACGCCGAGCTTCCTGAAAGTTTAATCGGCTGAAACAAGGAAAAGGAGAAAACAATGGGACTCAGAAAGAGAATGGTTGTTCTGAATTCGCAGGGTAAGCCGATTATGCTGAACTCGGTCGAGAAGCATAATGTCGGTTGGATTTCTGCACAGCTCAAGGCGCAGCATGGTCAAAACCCCATGACGCCGATGCTGAACTCGATGGGTTACGAGGTCGCAATCACGACCTTGACCACGATCACCAAGAAAATCTCGACTCAGAAGTATTTCGAGATTGCCCCGGCGGACTATCTGCCGATTCGCGTTGGTGAGGGAACTTGGAGCACGAACCTGACGACCTTCCGGTCGTTCGACGCTGCCGACGAGTTCGAGACCGGCATCATCAACACGGGCGGACAGAATGCCCGCCTCGCGTCGGCTGACGCCGCCGTTGACGCGCTCAACATCAAAGTGTTTCCGTGGGCCAAGTCCATCGGATACACGATCTTTGATCTTGAGTTCGCCGCCAAGTCCGGCAATTGGGATTTGGTCGCCGCCAAGGAAAAAGCTCGCAAGCGCAATTGGGATTTGGGTATCCAGCGCATTGCGTTCCTCGGCGCTCGCGGACAGGTCGGTTGTTTGGGCTTGCTCAATCAGCCGGGCGTTACCGTCAACACGACTCGCATCACCAAGGCGATCAGCTCCATGACCACCACGGAACTGAAAACCTTTTGCGCCGGGGTCATCGAGGATTACCGCTCGAACTGTAACCGCACCGCTTGGCCGACTCATTTCATTATTCCCGAGTCGGATTACAACGGTCTTGCGGCTCAGTCGTCTCCTGATTTCCCTATCAAGTCGATCTTGCAGGTTCTTGAGGAAATGTTTCAGGTCATCACCCGAAACAAGGCTTTCAAGATTCTGCCGCTCGCTTACGGGGATCAGGCTTACAGCGGCTTCGGCGTTCAGAAGTACGTCCTTCTGAATTACGATGAGGAGTCCGTTCGCATGGACCTTCCGTTGGACTACACCAACACCCTCGCAAACTCGCTCGATAACTTCGCATTCCAGAATGCGGGTTACGGGCAGTTCACGGGCGTTTTGGCTTATCGTCCGCTGGAAATGCTGTATTTTCAGTATTGAGCCTCTTCGGTTGGCATGATGACGCCCGAGGGGGTTACAAATCTCCTCGGGCGTTTCTCTAAAAGGCGGCGCAATGGCTTTCAACAACCCATCGGTTGCGGATTTCAAAACCAAGTTTTTTCGAGACTTCCCTTACGGGACCGATCCGGCAACCTCTATTCTCGATCAGGACATCACAAGCGCCTTTCAGCAAGTGAACATCAATTTCAACTCGGACCTCTTTGGCGACCAAGCAAGCTATTCACTTGGGTACTTGCTCCTCGCGGCGCACTTCATGGTGATGAGTATTCGCGCCAGTTCTCAGGGGATCAGCGGGCAATTTAATTTCTTGCAGCAAAGCAAAAATGTCGGCTCAGTCGCCGAGGCGTTCGGAATTCCGCAACGTATTCTTGACAATCCCGAATGGGCGATACTTTGCAAGACCAATTATGGAGCCATGTTTCTTCAACTCGTTTTGCCGCAAATGGCGGGAAACATTTTTTCAGTTGCAGGGAGTACAAGACCTTGAGCGCAGCCGATGCTTACACGATTGATACGAAAGGGCTCGATAAGCTGGTAAAGGCTTTGAAAGCTCAGTTACCAATCGCACGCGTCGGTATCCTCGGCTCATCAAATCGAAAGCCAGGCAAAAAAGAAAAAGAAAAAGAAAAAGCGGCCAAGACCAACGCCGAAGTTGGCGCTCTTTACGAGTACAACGATAACCCCGATCGAGCGGGCGGTTCGTTTCTCCGCGTCCCGATCAGTGACAACTTGCAAAAGGAAATGGATCAGGCCGGGGCACTCGACGAAGAGGTTTTGAAAGAAGTCGTTAAACAAGGCACAGTGATTCCGTGGTTAAAAAAAGTCGCCATTCTCGCCGAGAACATTGTCGCGGGCGCATTCGATAGCGGCGGCTATGGGAAATGGCGCCCATCGAACATGGCTCACAAAAAGAATCACCAGACTCTAGTTGAAACCAAACAGCTTCGCGAATCCATTACGAGTGAGGTCAAAGAGGCGTCATGAAACACGACAATTACGATTTTGAGCACAACTTTTCGTCTGAACTTGGGAAAAATCGTTACGGGTCTACGACCATTCAAAACGAAAATTCTTGGGAAGAGTCTAAGCATCCGCGCAGCGAATCCGGTCAATTCGGAGCAGGCGGTAGCGGAGAAAAGAAAGCTAGAATAGACGGACCGGCGACAAGACTCAAAAAAGCTCTTAAGGACCCCTCTAAGAAGTTTGACAAAGAGCTGCACGAAAAGCTTAAAAAAGAACTGGAAACGGAAAAAGACCCGGAAATGCGGGAAGCGTTGAAAAAAGAAATCAAGAGGCAGTTAACCTTAAAATGATTATCTCAAACGCCAAAGATCGCCCGCTCTTCGCTGCCGCCGGAACCGTGCCGGACGTGTCGGGCGCGATGACTGATTATTTTCAGCCCATGACTTTCATTCGCGTGTTGAAAGAAGTTCTCGGCTTTCAAGCGGTCGAGACTCCGACACCAATTCATTTTCAGGGCGTCATTCAGCCGTTCACGGAGCGCCAACTATTTCTCAAGCCCGAAGGTCAACGAGCTTGGACTTGGCTTTGGTTGCACGCTGATCCGGTCTTGACCCTTGAAGTGGACGAGGTTGTCACATACAACGGTATTCAGACCCGTGTAATGTCTCGTAAGGATTACGGGCTCTATGGCTATGTTGAATACCATTTGGTGCAAGACTGGCAGGGGGCCGGGCCATGAGCCTATCTTTACTTCAAAGCCTAACCGCGATTGCGCCTCGAATCTCAGCCCCGTTTCAAGCGACGGGCGGAACGGCACCTTACGCCTATGCTGTTTTGCCAGGCGGCGCGGGCGGTTCGATTGACTCCTCGTCCGGTATTTACACGGCTCCAATCGTCGTTAACCCCGATCCAAAAAAGGTTTACGACACTATTCAAGTAACCGATTCACTCGCTGCGACGGCAACGGCGCAAATTCTTGTCGGTAATCCGCTTCAACTTCTTTGCGACGTTCTTGCAACTGAACTCGGGCTTGCGCCGGGCCGCGTGTATTTGTGGGATCAGAAAAATATGCAGCCCACCGACGCGGGCATGTTTATCGTCGTGCAAGAACTCAATCCGAAGTGTTTCGGTAACATCATCAAGAACGATCCGATTACGGGCGATTCTCTTCAGTCGGTCAATATGCACTCGATGTTGAGCATTGACATCAAGAGTCGTGGGCCAGAAGCGAGGGACCGAAAAGAAGAGGTCGTCATGGCCTTGAAGTCGATTTACTCGGAGCAACAACAGAACGCAAACAACTTTCGGATTTTTCCGGTCATCGGTCACATTGTCAATCTTTCGGAAATCGACGGGGCCGCGATTCCGTATAGATATAATTTGTCGGCTAACATACAATATTCAGTATCCAAGACGAAAGCGGTGCCTCTGTACACGCAGTTTTCGGACGCTGAAGTTACGACAGGAACTTAAAGGAGAACGAACATGGACCTTTCAATTTCAAACGTCATCAACGTCAGCGTGCTCGAAAGTCAGGCCGGGCTCGGTAGCTTCAACACGTCAAACGTCGCGTTGTTCACACATGAAGTACCGGCGGGCTCGTTCGGCTCGCTCGGATACGCCATGTATCTCGACCCAATTCAGGTTGGTGTGGACTTCGGAACGTCGAGCAAGACGTATCAAATGGCGAACCAAATCTTTTCGCAGTCGCCGAACATTCTGGCGAACAACGGTTACTTGGTTGTCATCCTCATGTTAAATAACCTCTCTGCCGTGACCGCCGTTCAGCACTTGAGTTTTTCGACAGTGCCGACCGTCGGCAATTATCAGCTTGGATTCGTTGGAAACTATACGACCGACCTGCCTTTCAGCGCCGACGCCGCTGCCGTACAGACGGCTTTGCGGCTCTTGGCCGGTCTTGGCACCGTTACCGTCGCGGGCGATACCTCTGTCGGGTTCGACGTGACCTTTACGGGCGTGAGCGGCCCGGCCCCTCTCTTGGTTGTCCGGCACGATTCGTTACAGGACACGGACGGCTTTGACGTGTTCGTTACTCCGACCACGACCACGCCGGGCGTTGCCGCCGGAAGCGCGGAAACTCTTGCCGCCGCCATCAACCGCACCGTCGGTCTTGTCCTCTATTTCGGCGTCATGACCTCGGACATTCTCAGCCAAGTCGATATGCTGGCTGCGGCGTCTGTAGTTCAGGCGATGGATAAAATCGCATTCTTTGTCTCGCGCAATCCGGCGGACGTGGCCGTTAGCGGAATGCTCGACCTCTTGCGGGCAGGCAGTCTCAACCATAGCCGGGGTCTGTTCTATGGTGCGGCTGATGACTTGACCGCGCTCCTCATGATGGCCGCTTACGTTGGACGCGCCTTGTCAACGAATTTCAACGGAAGCAATACGACGGCCACCATGCACTTAAAGGGGCTTGCTGGCGTACAACCCGATCCGACCATGACTCAAACCCTTCTCGGGCTATGCCAGGCGGCAGGAGCGGACATTTACGCGAGCTTCCAGGGTGTGCCTAAGGTTTTCACAAGCGGAGCAAACAAGTTTTTCGATCAGGTATACAATCTGCTTTGGCTTGTGACCTCGCTCAAGATTGCCGGGTTCAACTATCTTGCCCAAGCCGCTACCAAGATTCCGCAGACCGAGGACGGTATCAGCGGGCTCAAGAGCGCGTACCGGCAGGTGTGCGAACAGGCCGTCACCAATCAGTACGCCGCACCGGGGGTCTGGACAAGCTCGACGACGTTCGGCAATCAGGCTGACTTTTTGGCGAACATCACGCAGCGAGGTTATTACATTTACTCTCAGCCGATCGGTCAACAGCTTCCGACCGAGCGCGCTGCCCGTCGTTGCCCGCTCATTCAAATCGCGGTCAAAGAGGCCGGGGCCGAACATTCGAGTTCGGTAATTGTAAACATTAATGCTTAAATAAAGGGGGTCAAATGTCCACAACAGCGATGTCGGGAAACGACACAATCTCGATCAATAACAGGATTTTCGCGGACCTTGCCGACGGTGACTGTGCTCACCTGACGTATCCGAATGACATTGCCAACGTAAAGACCGGCAAAAATGGAAACTCCATTTACGGTCTGAACGAAAGCGGCAAACAGTGCGAATTCGTGCTGCGGGTCATCCGCGGGTCGGCTGACGACAAGTTCTTGAATGGACTTCTCGCGGGCCAACAGGCCAACTTCGCCGGATTCGTCCTCATGTCCGCGAACCTCGTCAAGAAACTTGGTGACGGTTTGGGCAATGTCGCGAGCGATACTTACATCATGAGCGGCGGCGTGTTCACCAAGCAAATCGAAGGAAAGAGCAACGTCGAGGGCGACACTGAACAGAGCATTTCGATTTGGCATATGAAATTCTCGAACGCGCCAAGGGTGATTTCGTAATGAAACTTCCAAGTGGTGCCGAACTTGAAATAACGCTTTCGCCGTTCGCAACGTCGAGGGCGTTATTTCAAGCGATTCTGGACGAATCGAAGTTGTTGAAACTTGACCCCAAAGCTGACGTTGACGTGAATCTGCTCAAGGATTTGTTCTGTACGTTTCTCTCTTCAAAAAAGATTGAAGCATGTATTTGGGAGTGCATGAAGCGGGCGACCTATAACGGTTTGAAAATCACCGAAGATACGTTTGAGCCGGAAGCGGCACGCGACGACTATTTTTCGGTGTGCTTTGAAACGACAAAGGCGAACATCCTCCCTTTTACGAAAAGCCTCTATGCTCAGTACGGTCATATACTGGCGATTCTGAAAAACTCCCTAGTGTAGAGGTTTCAGACGATCCGCTGTTGATTCACTTGAAGTTGTCGAAAGCCGGTTACGGGTCACTAAGGGAGGTCGAGGAGTACGATGCCCGAAAGGTGTTGCAGGCGCTTAACTATGAAACCTTTTGTAACGAGTACCAATCGGCGTACTTGGAGATAAATAAGTGAGGGTAGTCCCATTAAGATAGCCGAGCTGTTTGTAAATTTGGGGGTTAAGGGAAGCGATCAATCGCAAAAGGCTTTAGCGGGAACGCAAAAAGGCTTGGGCGATATCGCGTCGTCCTCCTTACAAGCGAAAGCGGCAATCGTCGGCGTCATTTACGGCCTAGAACGGATGATGAGTCATTCGGCCAAGGTCGGTATGGGGCTCCAACAGTTCGAGAACTTTACCGGCCTTTCGACTGACGCGCTTCAACGCTGGCAGTATGCAGCCCGCCAGTCAGGTGTATCCGCCGAGGAAATGACTTCGTCGATTAAGGGCGTTCAACAGGCAATTGGGGATATGCTCTTGGGTAAAGGTGCTCCCGAGGGTATGGGTGTCTTTGCTCGGGCTGTCGGTTTTGACATGTCCAAAGCTAAAGACACCTTTTACGTTTTGGAAAAGCTCAAGGAATTTTCCCGCATCGCGCCGCCTACCATTGCAAATCCAATTCTTAAATCGTTCGGCCTTGGTGAGAACACCGTCGCATTTCTCAAGACGACAAAAGTTGAACTCGATAAGATTAAGCCAAGTACGATTTTCTCGCCTGGCGAAATTGGAACGCTTTCAAAAGTCGAGGTCGCTTGGTCAAACTTTGGTCGTGAAATTGAAATGGCGATGGGTCATCTTACCGCAAAACGCGGTCTAGGCGTCATTGCGGATTTGTCCAAGGTCACGAAAGAAGTTTTCAAACTCGTTGACGCGCTTGTTGTGCTATCCGAAAAAGTGAAAGTTTTTGAAACGATGTCGCACGCCGCCGAGGGCGTGGGTAACACCATAAAATTGATTACCGAAATAATGGACAAGTTTGCGGGTAAGGAATCTAAAAAGGGCGACTTGCTCTACACGCCGCCAGGTCAAGAGGCGATTCCCGGCTTGTCCGAGTCACCGGCTGGACAGTTTTTTAAGAGCATCAAAGAATCTTTGTCATCGCCTAAAACGTCCGCAGCGCCCGGCGCTCCCGCTGCTAAGTATACTGGCCCGCTTCCGTGGGGCGGCGTTGAACCAACGCGAAAGGCTGTTTCAACGACTGCTATTCATCGCGCGGCTTTGCCAACAATGGCAAAATCGTCGCCCACCAAGCCGACACAGAACATCAACGTCAAGCAGGACTTGCATTTTCAGCACGAAGGAAAGGACGCCAAACAAACCGGGGATTCGACGAAAAAAGCGATTCAAGACGCGTACAGACAAATGCACGCGCAAGGGCAGGGGGCTTAAATGGCACTTAACCTTGGCTCAATCTCAGCAATCGCCGGGGCAGTCAGTTCCGTATCGAACTTACTTGCGATCAGTCCGATGGGGTACAATGAGTACACCGCGCTTCCGGGCGTTGCCCCTGACGGGACCGCGCTCGCGCAAGAAGACGCATTTCTTTTCAATTACGAGGGCGAGAATACCGCGCTTATCGAAAGCGACATCACCGACCATTACGTTGAGGATAATACGGCGCTGCAAGATCAAATCGCGCTCAAGCCCGAGACTATTACCGTTCACGGTTTCATCGGCGAACTAAACGACGTGGCTCCGATTGGCGGCGGGCTTCTAAAACTCGCGCAAAGTAAGCTCACTCTCATTGGTGCGTTTGCCCCTAGCGTGTCCACAACCGCGATGAACGCCATCAACACGGCCTCGCAAGTGTACGCGACGGCGAACTCGGCGATCAATACGGTCAAATCTATCGGCGGCTTGCTCGGGCTCAGTTCCCCGCCCACGACAAAACAAGAGGACGCATTTAATAAATTCTATAATTGGTGGCTACAAAGACGGCTTTTTCAGGTTCAAACACCGTGGAAGGTTTTCACCAATATGGCAATACGTTCGCTGCGTGCAATTCAAGACCCGGACACGCGCACGATTTCTGATTTTGAGATTACTTTCAAAACCGTTCGATTCGCTAAGACATCGAGCCTAAGCGTATCGGGCGGCAAAATGGTTGACGGTCGGCTGAATGCGCAAGCGGCGGGCTTGGTTGACCAAGGCGCCACGGCGGCGGGCGCGAGTGAAACGCAGAGGTTAGCATGAACCGGATACAGCAATTCACTTCCGACCCGCTTCAAAAGCAAAAGATTCAAATGGCCGATGGGTCCGTATTGTCGCTTACGTTTTGTTTCAAGCCGCAGCAATACGGTTGGTTCATTCAAGAGTTGGTGTACGGTTCGTTTTCGTTGTATGGCGTTCGCATTTGCGTGAGCCCAAATATGTTGCATCAATTTAAGAATCAGATTCCTTTCGGCATCGCGTGCCTGAGTACGGACAGCCGCGAGCCGACCGAGCAACAGGATTTTTCGAGCGGCGCCGCGAATCTATATTTACTGACGGCGGATGAGGTTAACTACTATACGGAGTATTTAAGTGGACAAGTTGGGGCGTAAATATTCACTGTCGATTCAGACACCGGAAGGGTTGTTTCTCACAATAGCGAATCCTTTCACCGTCGAATTCGACATCACCCGAAATATTTTAAGCTCGGCAAATACATCCTCAATCCGCATTTACAACCTCAACGAAAATCATCGTCGGCAGATTTTCAAAGATCAGTTTGATTACGACGTACTCAAGCTCATTTCGTTCAAGGCCGGATACGGGCAAAATATCCCCGAGATTTTTAACGGCAATGTTTCAAGAGCGTGGTCGGTCCGCGAGGGTGTCAACTTCATTACGCAAGTTGAATCTTATGACGGCGGGTACGCGTTCGCGAACTCAGTCACTAATAGCGCATTTCCAGCGGGCTCGAATCAAAAAGAAATCATCGAGAACTTGGTTAAGTCCCTTGGTGTGTCAGGAGTCTCGCCCGGCGTTGTCGGCAAGACCTATGACAGCACGCTACAGCGGGGTTCGTCTTATAGCGGGTCAACAACCGATATTCTCAAGACGCTTACCGGCGGCGGATTTTTTGTCGATAACGGCAAAGCGCATTGCTTGGCCGATGACGAATGTATTCAAGGCGAGATTGAAACGATTGACAGCTCGGTCGGCTTACTCGGTACACCCGTGCGCGAGGAAACGTATTTGCGTTTTGACATGATTTTTGAGCCTCGAATGTTGATCGGCCAAGCGATCAACCTCAAAAGCTCGACAGGTGCAAGCTATAATGGCCTCTATAAAGTCGTCGGCGTAAAACACCGGGGCATGATTTCGGACGCCATTTGCGGGGACGCAATAACGACAGTAGAGTTATTTTATGGAGCAAAATCTTTGACGGTGATTAAACAATGAATCTAAACAAAGTCACGCCAGAATCGCCGACGCTGAAAGACCTCTTGGACCTCGCCAAGCGTGACATTTTCTTGTCATTCAACTGCCATGCGCTCGCGACCGTTCAGAGCTTTGACTCGGTTAAGCAAACCGTTACGGCCACGATTAATTATAAGAAAATGTATTTCAAGTCATCGAGCGAGGAGCCGGTACTTGTTGATTACCCGATTTTGATTGACTGCCCGATTTATGTTTTGAGCGACGGCGACCTTTGCAATCTGACGTTTCCGATTAAGCAGGGCGCGACATGCTCGATTCTTTTCAATGACCGGGACATTGATAATTGGTTTCACAGCGGACAAATCAACGCACTTTCGACCTCAAGAATGCACTCGCTCGCCGACGGCATCGCGCTTGTCGGCATTCGGGCGATGAATAACACCATAGATGATTACGACGCTTACCGCCCGGCGTTCACAGACGGCAATTACAAAGTCACATTCGGGCAAGCGGGCGGGACCGGCCCGGTGCTCGCCCGTCTTACGGACATGAACGAAACGCGGGGCTTGGAAGTTGGCGCGGCCTATGCCCGGCTTTTCAAAGGCACCACAATCGTCGAGGCGCAAGCGAGCAAAGTCAAAATCGCAAATTCGCTCTACACTCTGAACGCCCTCTTGCAAGAGCTGATTCAGGACGTTCAAGATTTGGTGACAGCCACGGCTGGAATTGTTACAACTCCGTGTGTGGTCGGGAATCCGGTACAGCTTAACCCCGCCAGTCAGTCGGCGGTATTCCAGGCGGGTACGGAACTCGCGGCGACGGCGACAAAGATTGCGGGGTTACTCGTATGATAGTTAGATCAATAGATTCGCACGGTGATTGGACCTTCGGGCGCGGCAAGAATAATTATCAGCAAAATAAGGAAGCGACCGCGCAGCTCATCAAAACAAACGTGCTGTCATTTCTAGGCGATTGCTTTTTTGACCTCGCTGCCGGGGTCGATTGGTTCAATCTTCTCGGCGCGAAAAACCAAACCGCTCTTAACCTCGCGGTCGCCGCCGTCATTGTGAACACTGACGGCGTATCAACCTTGACCGAACTTTCGCTTACGGTCGATATTCACCGCCTCATCACCATTGTTTATAGCGTGGACACGGTTTACGGAGCGATTTCGAGTACGATTGCAGCGCCCGCGATTACACGATATTTACTCACTCAAGCCGGTGAAGACATCAACACTCAAACCGGGGATCGGATAACAATATGATGAAATACATTTTGCTGATTCTACTCGCAAGTACCTGTCTCGCGGCTGACGTAAAGATAGGCGACTTGCCGCTCGGTTCGGCCCCGGCCACCAACATCAACGATTCATTTCCTTATGTCGATTCGGTCAACAACGTGACAAAGCGGCTCAAGCTGCAAGACATTTTCAGTTTGCCAAACGTCCCGCCCGCTCCTCTCTATGGTGTGGTTCAAGCCTCGGACCTCATCAATAAATATATCTCGCTCGGGTTCGTCCCATCGACTCCGACGAAAGTCGTTTTTGATTTGAATACGGGCGCACCGCAAATTTATGGAACTACGAATAACCCGCCAAATCATCCGGCGGACTATCGCGTTGTGGGTAATCAGCTCCGATGGGACGGGTTGAGACTCGACGGGGACTTAAACCCACTAACAGGTATCAGTCTCGGGACTGAATACCGAATTATGGTACTACCTTGAAGGAGGTAACGACAATGAAACGGTCATATCTTTGGATTCTGAGCATTCTTTTGGTGACGAGCCTTGCGTATGGCGCGCAAATCAGCGGAACGTACTTGCAACAGCTCTTAAACGGAACGATTACGAGCGGCGATAGCACGCACGCGCCGACAAATGGTGCCGTGTATACTGCCCTCGGCGGAAAGGCCGCAAGCGGCGCGAACTCCGACATTACCTCTTTGTCGGGGCTGACAACCGCGCTGTCTATCGGGCAAGGCGGCACAGGCGCAACGACTCAGCAAGCCGCGCTTGACGCCATTGCAGGAGCGGTAACGTCGGGTGATTATATCCGCTGTAATGGTACTCATTGCAGCGTGGCCGCGATTCAGGCGGGCGATGTCCCGACCCTGAATCAGAGCACAAGCGGAACGGCGGCAAACCTGTCCGGTACGCCCGCCCTGCCGAACGGCACGACCGCGACGACTCAGTCGCCCGCCGACAACAGCACAAAACTTGCGACGACTGCTTATGTTGACGCCGCCGTTCCCGCCGCCGTGAGCTATCTAAAACAAGCCATTACCCTGGTTACTGGCGACATCACCGCTCAGTATGTTGATCTTAGCCAGCAATGCAAAGCCAACAGCTTGCATTTGGCCGTGGGCGGTCTTGGTTATGTTATCGAGGATGTGGATTTTACGGTTTCGGTCGTAAGCTCCAAAACTCGCGTGACGTTCGCGGGCGACCTGGCAACTGCCGGGGCAACCCCACTTGCAGCGAGCAACGTCCTGTACGCAAAGTGTGTTTATTAATCTGTTTTCGTTTGAAGCCACGAATGAGCATTTCGCGGCTTCTCTAGGGAAACTGATCGCACAGAGAGGAAACATTTTATGCGAAATCTTCTTTTGGTGGGCGTACTGATTGGGGCTTTGACCGGGTCGGTTTTCGCCGCAGAAATTGATGGTAAATATCATGTGCCCAAAACAATCGCGGCTACAAAAATTAACTCGGGCGCGGCGTCATCCGGGTATGTACTAAAAGCCGACGGCTCCGGCGGCGCTTCATTTTCGGCGCCTTCGGCAGTTGCCTTGACCGCAGTAACAAAAACAGCAAACTATACGGCGACAACTTCTGACGGAATCATTCGTTGCGACGCAACAGGCGGGACATTTCAAATTACTTTGCCCGCCGCTGCATCGTCATCCGGCACCACGCTTTACGTTAAAAAAGTTGATTCAAGCGCGAACGCGGTCACGATTAAAGGGAATTCCTCGGAGCTGATCGACTTGGCAAACACATTTTTACTGGTAAATCCAGGCGACACGTTGCAGATTTATTGTAACGGGACGAATTGGGATATTCTGTAAAGGGGCACTATGTCAAACGCACTCACCGCAAGCGGCCTTACGACGGCAACCTATGACGAGTTGGTCGCTTATTTCGTGGCGCAGCTCCAAGCAATTTACGGGTCCGACATCGACCTAAGCCAAAGTTCCCCTGACGGCCAATGGATGAATATTATGATTCAGGCCATCTTGGACGAACAGGACTTGCTCGCTGAAATCTATAACAGTATGGACCCCGATCGAGCGTTCGGTGTCGTGCTCGATAGCCGAGTTGCGTTCAACGGAATTCAACGGCTCGCCGGTACTTACACGATTACGAACGTGACGATTGTCGCTGATCGGGCGCTAACGCTTCCCGGTCTTGACACCGTTTCGGTCGAATCCGATGCCTATACGGTTGCCGACAACGCGGGCAATAAATGGCGCCTTATCGCGACTCAAAGTCCGGCGGGTCCGGGCACCTACGTTTACGCATTTCGCGCCGCGAATCCGGGCGCTGTTCTTACGACGGTCAACACCATTACCGTTCCGGTGTCAATTGTTCTCGGCGTTTCGTCCATCAATAACCCAACGACGTATACTTCGTCCGGGCTCAACGAGGAAACCGACGCCGCACTCAAAATCCGCCGTCAAAAATCCGTATCTCTCGCCTCGCAAGGATTCTTGGCCGGGCTTCTCGCGGCACTTCGCAACATCAACGGCGTCACGTCCGCTTTCGTATACGAGAACAACACCGGAACGACCGACTTAAACGGCGTACCCGGTCATTCGATTTGGGTTATTGTCGCGGGTACGTTTGATCCGAATGCAGTCGCCAACGCGATTTACCTCAAGCGTAACGCCGGTTGCGGAATGAAGGGCGCACAGTCCGCTATTATCACGCAAGCCGATGGAAGCCCATTTATCGTCAATTGGGATATTGTCGCCTCTGAAAATCTCTATGTGAAGTTTTCGGCGTCCTCGCTCGACGGTGTTACGCCGCCCAATCTTTCGGCGATTCTTGCGGGCTTGCCCACGATTTATGGGGTCAATGAAGAGGTCAACATCAACGCGCTTGCAACTTTGATTCAAGCCATTGATCCGAATTGCTTGGTGACGGGGGCCGGGTTTTCCCTTACGCAGCTCGGAACATACAAGAATTCTCTATCACCGTCGTCAAAGAAAAATCAATTCAACGTCGTTGCGACCTATTCGGTTGGAATCTCACCATTCAAAACGGCAGTTGTCGGAAGCGGACAGAATGTTTCCTTTACCGCCTCTAACGGCCTCGCGCCGTATGTGTACTCGATGGCCTCGGGCGCGGGATCAGTTAACCCGTCCACGGGCGTTTACACGTCGGCGGGTCCGGGTACAGACGTTGTGCAAGTAACGGATGCAGTCGGGAACGTCGCGCAAGCGACGGTTACGGTGACATGATGTCGCTTCAAGATATCATCGACTATTACGCGAACCTCCTCATTCTGCAATATCGCGGAAAGCCGAAAGCATACGCAACGATCCAGACGGTCGTGAAACCTTTCCTTATGGACAACTTACCGCTTACGGTTCAAGACGCTTTTTCGGTTGCGTCCGCCGTCGGCGTTCAGCTCGACGTTGTCGGTAAGTACGCGGGCGTGACCCGATCAGGTACGGGATTCACGGGGCCAATTACTCTTGGCGACGATGAGTTCCGAGAACTGATTAAGCTCGCTATCATCCGAAACAATTCGGGCAGTTCGCTTGCAGCGATTCAAGCATTGCTCGCAATCTATTTCCTCGGTGTCATTTTGGTGTTCGACAAAAAGAACATGCAAATGGATTTCATCATCAACGCCGATTATATTAGCTCGAATCTTGCGCAGTTGTTTTTAACCGAGGGGCTATTACCGAAGCCAATGGGCGTGCAACTCAGCTCGATTATTTACGCGCCAGCGATTACGACTTTTTTCGGATTCCGTACTTACGATTTGCCGGGCTTCAACGTAACGCCGTTCAACAGCTATGCCGCGTATCAGATGCATTGGCATTGGCTGACGTATGCGGACAAGTTAGGGTAAAGAAACAAAAGGGGTTCACATGGGACGTTTAGCAAGAGTAACGCAGAAAATTTTCGGATCAAACGCGGCGGCGAATCAGATTGGCATTTTCGGAAGTCTCGCCGCCGGAAGTCCGACTTTTACGACTGATCCGACGCTTGCGCAATCGCTGTCGAATTGGCTTGATGGCTGGTTCGGCGCAATCCTTGGTAGCAATAGCCCGGCAATCGAAGACATGAACGCTTTTTGTTTCGTCGTCGCCTATCAGTTGGCTTACCTCATGCAATCCGGCATCCCCGAATACGACGCCGGAACGACCTATTACACCAACAACTTTGCGCTGGCGGGCGGCATTCTCTATATTTCGATTGCAGACAACAACACCGGCAATCCGGTCACAGACGTAACGAAATGGCGGATTTGGGGCGCAGCTTCGAGAACAATTACGGCGAGCGGAGCGGCAACTTTGAATGACGACATGATTAGGGTTGACGCGACCGCCGGGCCGGTTGCCGTGACTTTGCCCGCGATTGCAACCGCGTTCGGTAAAGACATCAAAATAAAAAAGGTCGATAGCTCGCTCAATCCGGTTATTGTCGCCGGAAACGGTTCCGAACTCATCGACTTTGCAAACACATTTGAGCTTAACAACCCTGGCGAAGCTGTAGACGTTCGCGGGGCAACTTCTGTATGGGATGTAATCTAAGGAGAAATTCGTCATGAAAAATCTATGCGTACTTTTAGCTTTTGTTTTCTCGTTGACCGCGAATGCAAGTTACGTCGTGCCTGACGGCGGCATTACCGCACCAAAACTTGCGGCTAGTGCCGCCGATTCTCTCGGCTTGTATAACGCCGGAATTTCGGCAACCGCGTCGTCAAACACGCTTGTTGTAAGCCTCGTCCAAGCCGACGGCAGCTCGGCCCCGACCACGGGCTCGGGAACGGTTCGGGCTCGCTTCCGAAGCGCGACGGCCACAAGCGGAGCGGCAACCATAAAAGATTTCACGGCGGCGAATTCAATCACACTCGCGGCGGCGGACTCGATCGGAGCGACGGCCTCGGCGGCAACCAAGTTGTACGTTTATCTGATTTCCGACACGACTTCGGAAATCTGCCTATCTGCTTCTCAGTTCGACGAACAAGTCGTGCAATCTGCCTCTGCCTTGACCGGAAGTGCGGACACCGACCGCACCAAACTTTGGTGTACGAGTGTTCATACTTCTCGCCCGGTTCGCCTCTTAGGGGCACTGACGGCAATTTGGAGCAATCCGAATTGGGCGTCACCCTCTTTGGTCGTGCCCGTGCCCGCGCAGAAAATTCCAGTTATATATCAAGGTTGGTGGACAAGTTGCAGCGTTTCAAGCGGGACATGGACAGCCAACACCATGTATGACATGGGGGGCTCAGGATGGGGCGCGAGCTGCGAACTCGTCCCAACACTCAACGTGAACGCCGGATCAGTTACGTTTACCGGCACCGATCCACATGGTGTTAATCTCGCTTTCAACGCCGTGGCTGGTGACTCATTCGAGGCATGTGTCGACGCTATCGGTTACCCGACGGCAATAAATACTTACGTCAATTACGAATTACAAGATACGAACAACAATACAATGGGCGGCGCAAAAGCGTGGTACACCGTTGTAAACCAGCCCGCGAATTACGAAATTTGCGGATTCATGACAGCGACCACGACCGGGGCACAACAAATTCATTTTCTTTTTGGGCTGACGTCTTCAACTGGCGCGGCGTTTAATAATAGTGGCTCAATCATGTCCCGCACAGGAGGTTGGAGATTTAAGAAAGTGAACTAACGTGCGCCTTATTTTCCTCGTCGGAATCGCGATGGTTTTGATTCTGATGTATCGGGGTTAGTGAGTTATGAAAATAGATGAAAAGACGGTTATGCCTATCGGATGGGCTCTTGCAGGTTTCGGCGTTATGATTTCCGTAACGGTCGTGGGATCGTTTTGGGTCGCCGCCGTAAACTTCCGGCTTCAACGGATCGAAGAAAAACTCGGCATCCCTGCATATCGCGCCGAGAATGTCATACCATCCGTTGGGGTCGAGGCATTCGCCGCCGGAAAGGACACGCCGCATGTCGATGACGCCAAGCGATTACTCGAATCTATACGCCTCTTGCCGTCTAACCGATGACCCGCGCAAACTGAAAGAACTCGATTCGGTTTGCCGGGTCGCACTCGCGAATCAGTGTTTCTATAGTACGGTTGAGAAATTCGTTTCGATTCCATGGCCCGTCATCGCGGCCATTCACTTTCGGGAATCCGGGCAAAATTTCAAGTGTCATTTACACAATGGCGATCCGCTCTCGGCCCGGACGGTACACATTCCGGCGGGCCGACCCGCCAAAGGAGCGCCGCCCTTTACCTGGATAGATTCAGCTTGCAACGCGCTTACCGGACGAGTGCAACCGCCCGCCTGGGACCTGGCCGGATGCCTCGAATTCATGGAGTATTACAATGGTGGGGGATACCAGAAACGCGGGGTAAATACCCCGTATCTATGGGATTACACCGACGCGTACACGTCCGGGCTATTCGTCGCTGACGGTACGTTTGACCCCACAAAAAAGGAGTCAAGACCCGGTGCCGCTGCCATTCTAAAAACGCTGGAAGCGAAAGGAGTCTCGCTTGACTTTACCGCATTGGTCGCTGTCAGTCCTGGCGTTCATTAAACAAAACGCAATTGCAATAGGTTTTTCGGTATGGGAGTATTGGTTAGGTAAGACCAAAAAACTCGCCGCCAATTCGTCTTGGGAACTGATCGAGAATATCGGGGCTTGGGTGATCCGGCGGTACTTCAGAAAGGGCAAAAGTAACATGGAAAAAGACGTTAAGTTGGGTACGGTCGGCGACGTTGACCTCAAGCTCGAAAAAGGTATTGCGACCATTTCGATTTCCGCAGCCGTTCCGGGTGACGCGGGCATTGAGGGCGGCGCATTCGTGAAGTGCGACGCCGAAAAACTCCTCGGCAAACTGTTCGCCGAAATCGAGGCTAAGAGCCCGGCGGGCGCGGTTCCGATCGAGGAAACCGTTAAGGCCATTATCATCCAGGCGGTTAAGGCCATCGGGTAACGTGGGACTCCTCAAGGCTTGTTCAATCGTTTACCACTCCGCGCCCGCTACAACGGCGCACCACAATCACACCGAGGGGCCGCGCAATTTCAAGCCGATTGCGCGGCCTTTCTTTTAAGAGGGCGAGAAAATGAAACACCTATTTTTTATTTTGATGTTGTTGGTTTTTACCGCCATTGCGCGCGCCGATGTTTCGCATTCGGTAAACACCCGGACCGATTATACGGTTACGAGTGTCGGTACGTCGTCTTGGGTTGAACTCTATTCGTCTTTACCCGCGTCGGTCTATAAGCTCACCATTTTTGATTCGAGCGGACAGACGATGGAAATCGGTACAGGCAGCGCGGGTAACGAAAGCCGTCTGTTCATCCTTCCGCCCGGCGGCGGCGAGTTCGCTTTAACCGTTTCCGCTGGTACGCGCGTTTCAATCCGGGCCATTACGGGCACAGCAAGCGCGGGCGAGAATGACATCAACTTTTTCTATTGATTGAAAGGGCTTCACATGAACCGATTAACAGCTTTTCTCCTCACGTTTTTGGTGTGCTCGCTGCCCGGAAGTGTCCAGGCCGCAAGCCCCATTATTTACGGCCCCGGATGCGCGTACAATCTTATTACGCACGCCTGTATTCCTTCTGTTGGTGGGGGTGGCGTAACCAGTGTCGGGCTTTCGCTCCCGAGTCTATTTACAGTAACGCATTCCCCGGTTACGACAAGCGGGACGCTGACGGCGACTCTTGCGACCCAAGCGGCCAGCCGTGTATGGGCCGGACCGCTGACGGGTTCGCCTGCCGCACCAACGTTTCGTTTGTTGGTATCGTCCGATATCCCGACCTTGACCGCTTCTTTCATTAGCGACTTTCAAACGACTGTCAGCGCCAATACCGATGTTGCCGCGAACACGTCGGCCCGTCACGCGGCGGTCACACTCGGAACGGCAAACGGCCTCGGCCTTTCCGGGCAACAGCTAAGTCTACAGGCCGCGACCGATTCCGTACCGGGAGCATTGACGGCAGCGGATCATGCGACTTTTAACGGGAAACAACCGGCAGGGAATTATCTTACCGGACTCGATACTGACGTATCGGCTTCGGGCGCGGGCGTCGCGCACGCGACGGTGAATAGCATTGGCGGGTCAAGTGCCGCTGACGTTCACCAATCGCAGCTCGATACGGTCGCCGCGACAAGCTTGGCTGCGGCATCGACAATTATGAAACGCGGAGTCCAATCGGAAGTCGCGGCAGGCGCGGCGGCGTTTCATAAGTACAGCTTTACCGTGAGCGGGAGCACGACCGCAACAAGCAATATCATTAACGTCGCTTCGACTGCAAACATCGTTCCCGGCATGTGGGTAGCGGACTCCGGCGGGGCATTTACGGCGTCGAATTGGTCGCCCGACCTGATCGAATCTTTTTACCGAGTGTCTAGTGTGGACGTGCTCAATAGCCGGGTGACGCTTACTTTTGCCGCCGGGACAACGGTTGCAAGCGATACGTTCACATTTGCCGACCCCGGCAGTTGGCTTAGCGCAGGCGTTGGCGTGACTGATCGTGATTTTTTGGTGGGGGTTCCCGATGCTTTCGGACGGCCATCGGTTCAATGGAACGCACCAAACAACACGTTGTTACTTGGTGGATGGGAAGTTGACGGGTCGCCGCGTAACGTCGCATCGCAAGGGTTGGTTTCGTACTTCAATTCGTTTTCGGGTCATGCCCTAAATAACCTCTATGGAAATCTCATGCTGTTCGGGCAAGGCCAAATCCTGATTCTGAATAGCGAAAACGGTACACAAGTCAGCGCGTTCAACGCCGATCAGACTGGCATACAGACCGCGAACGACGCCGGAAATAATACGTTTTCTGTCGAGAGGCCAACAGGAAACTTAACGGCAGCGGGTACAGGAATGTTTTCGGCTAATACGGTTCAGGTCGGTGGCGTTGGATCGTACGGGCGTAACAAACTTTGGAATTACGGCCCGGAAGCGGAGCTTCGGCTTGGGTCATTAGCGAGCGACGGCGATGCACCGGGTAACATTCCCTCGAATGGCCAAATTGTTATTGGCTTTGACGCCGCCGAGGACACCATGACGGCAGATACTTGGGGTTACGCCCGGATTAAACCGAATCGTTTCGGGCTCCTTCAATCGCTTGCAGGTGTGCAACACTACTATTTCAGAGTGGACGGCACCGAATTGTATCTCGCAAAAGATTCCGGCGATAAAACATTCGGCGTTACCCGCGCAACAGGTGACGTGAAAATGTCCGGCATTTTGCAACTTCCCGTGCAGCCCGTCAGTACCACGCCGACGTGCGACGCAGCCGGAAAAATCGCCATCACAAGCGCGTTCATTATGTGCGTGTGCAACGGCTCAAGTTGGGTAAAGACTGCCGACGGCTCGACGGCTTGTACCTTCTGAGGTAACATAGATGACCGTGCAACCAAGCCCCAGCGCACAACCTGCTTTGCCCGCAAACCCGCCGCCCTCGGGTACGATCGACATTACAAACCTAGTCGAGCAATTGCGGCAAGCGTTCGTGCGTTGGGGCACGCAGTTTATTATCAACGCCGCCGCAGCGGTGCCGTATTTGTCATGGCTTGGGCTTCCGGTCATCCGACAACTCTTTCAGTTCATCGTTAACAAACTACTAGACGTTCTTTCAAAAGCGATGGAAATGCAGGGCTTCTTTATGAACACCGCGATTCGGAAAGCGAGCCAAGCAAAAGATTTCGTCGATGCAGTTGCCGCCAAAGAAGCATTGCCGCCGACAGCAAGTAACGAGGAGTACGAGAATGCCGAAAAACGCCAAATGGTTGCTTTTCGCAATTTTGTCATGTTCACTAATTGAGGGCTGCGCGACAGCGCCGCCTAACATTGCCGCGTGCGAGCACCTGTCGCAACACCTTTCAACCGATGCTGTAACCGGACATTTACTTTTGACTCCAAGTCCGACGTGCATGAAACAAATTGGCGAGCCCGAATGCGGTCATTGCGTATGGGTTGTCGAGGGCCAAGAGGCTTTTCTTGGTGAAGGTAGAGGCCATTGGTGGAACGGAAAGCCGTGGTCGCAACTGCGACGCGAATCCGTTTACTTACCCGCGCAAGAGAGTTACGCGCCCTTGGCAACGTATATCATCAATGCGTGCAAGAAAATGAATTGCAGTGATGATGTCACCAAATTTAAAGTGAAGCTCGATTCACTAAACGGCATTGCAGGCGCTATTCAAAACCCATAGAATTAAAAGCGTGGCTCCGTAATGCTCAACGGCAGAGCTACCTTGAACAGTGTTCTAGGCACCAAGGACGGTTACGGTTCGGGTCCCGTCGGAGCCACCTTTTCTTATTGTCCATGACTGAATGAAATCGCCAATTAAAAAGCAAAATGACGGTGACAACGGCAACATAGGTACCGAACGCGATTAAATATTTCATAAATTATTTCCTGTACCTCGGCCCAATCCAGCCCTTTGCGGCAAGTGGTAATTTCTCGTCGGCCCACGCGGGTCGTTGACAGAGAATGCGAATAAATTCTTTCAAGTCCCCTCGCCTTTTTTTCCTTTCGCAAATTCCTTCGTCATGCACCATGAGTAACGGACGATACTTTGCTTTCTCAAGGCGCAACATAGCTGGCATCATAAGATCGCGGCTTATAGCTTGGTCAATATTTTCGGTTAGCTTCCCGCCCCACGTCCGCTCCCAACACATACCCTTTTTACTTTTATCAACGCCAAGATACTCGATCGTTTTTCGTGGCTTGCTTATTCGCGTGACCCGAACTTTCTTGCCCGTGACCGGGTGTTTCTCCGTAACCTCGAATGGGCGTGTACGCCACATAATGCGGGGCTTGCGATAGGCAAGTTTTCGGCCCGAGGGCAGACGAATCCAAAGAAAACCACGCTTACAATAAAACGTGCATTTTCCGGCCTTAACCTTCTTTCCTTGTTCAATCGCTTCAATCGTGGCATTCTCGTATTCATACCAAAGCCAAACAACTGAGTCGTTGGCCCCGCGATAATTCTCAACCGCCTCTTTACTTTGCGTTTCAGTGAGTTTGAGTCTGTACCCGTCATAGGCAGAAGTTTGAAATTTTTCCCACGCCATGCCGTACCCGCAACCGAGAACCTGAGCTTTGCCGAGCTGCCGGGCATCTATCGCCCATTTCTCGCCCGATTTAACTCCGCGCTCGACCTCTTCATAGCTTTTGCCAAGATTCGCCGCCGCTTGGTAAATATACGGGTCTTTACCGCTGATTAGAATTTCGAGGCCGGGGCCGTTATCGGCCAGCCACCAAAGCATTGCGACTTCGATTTTCGAGAAGTCCGCGACAAACATTTCATATCCCGGTGACGCCACAATCATGTTGCGGAGTATGGACGAGAAAACCATCGCGAGACTGTCACCGTATAGCATCCGAAGCGTATCGGGGTCGTACTTGACGACGTTTTCGACTGCGGCGTAAGGACGCGCCTCATCGACTTCCATAACGCCTTTTGGGAAATTGTGCGGCTGAATCGTTCCCGTACCCGTGTCTCGGCCAGTGCTCGCACCATGATAAAGCAGAATGTCACGGCATCGACCATCGGACATTACACGATCAAGAAAGCCTTGATATTTTTTCGTCGAGGCTTTACTAAGTGCCTTTCGGATTTCGAGGAGCCGCCGGGCGTCGTCGCTCAGCTTGAAACTACTGAGCGAGTCTTCAACGGTCTTGGCCCGAATGTCCGGTAACTTTACGTCCTCAAGTTCGAGAAATCTAAGGATTGATTTTCGTGCGCCCGCCTTTGTCACAAGCCCAAGCGTCAGGGCGTCCAGCTCTTTCAGTTTCTTGCGCGACTCGATGGCCATGATGCCGACGACTTTCTCAATGGTGGGAATGTCCACGCGTAGTCCATTCCAGTTGAGCCGTTGATTAAGAAACCAAATCTCTTGCTCGGCGGGGATAAGATCGGGTAACGAGTCGTCGAGTTTTTCCTCGGCGCAAACGTCGATTACACAATAGCGATAGAGTGTATTCCACGTTTCGGGCGCGTCGGCGTAGTCAAGAAATTGTTTTGGTTCGCCCTTCTCGATGAGGGTAAGTTTTCGTACTCCGATCTTTTTCCCGAGCATTTGCTCTACGCAAGCCTTTTTCCAAGCGTTCCATTGCTTAGTGGGTTTGCAGGTCGCCATCATCGCGTTGTATCCGTTCTTATCCTTCTGAACGGATAGGTTCATTGCCGAGCCCGCGCCCTCAAGATTACGAGGCAACGCGCACGTGGCAGCTTTTGCGGCAGTGCAACGGAACTGACGAAACGAAATGTCAGGCCATCCGTAACGCTTCACCAAGATATTTTTATAGATGCACGTTTCAAAGAATGCGTTATGGGCGGAGAATTCATAACCCCCATCAATCCACGACTGCCACCGTTGCAGAAACTTCTTAGGCAACTTTTTCCACGGCGTATTAATGAGGTCGAATTTCATCAAGTATGTTTTGGCCTTGCCATGTTTCTTGAACGCAAAACACGTCGGCTGCGTACTCGGATGCAGACTGTATTTGTACGCACCCGATTTTTTCAGGTCACATGCCGAACGCGTTTCAAAATCTGCGGTAATACGACGTTTCATATCACGGATTCCAATAAGTACCGCGACATGGGAGCGAGAATAATTTTTGCTTTGTTTGCGTCATAGTAATCTCTTGGGCTACCGCCCGACCGTTTTGCCATCGCCCGCCAATCCGCAATCATTTCGAGAACGTCAGCCGTCCGCATTTCCTGCACCGACCCATTCTTAACATGATATTGCCAATGGTGGGCATTGTGTCCTTTATGATGCTCCCACGCACGGCCAAAAGCCAAGTCGGTTTCTCGCGTTTTTACTCCGTAAAAATGATTTGCGTAAGCCTTAAATTCCGCTCGCGAGAATTTCGAGAAGTCGTGAGTTACACCGCGCCAAAAAATACCAAGCTCGACGCATTCGCGAAATACTAACCACTTGTGGTCGAGAACGTAAATTAGATAAAGGAGATATTTTTTCATGAGCTATTTCTCATTCCGAACGTGCGTTTCGTATTCGGGCGACAACGTAAGAATTGGCGGTACAAGTACCCATTGTGAGTCAACTTCGTTTCTCGTCCAAAGAGTTCCATCTTTACAAAGAGCATACAGACGGGCATGGTTTCCGGCAATTTGAACAATTTCCCGATTCGGTTCGTTTGCCTCTTCTTTCATAGCCTCGGCCATGCCGTTAAGGGTGTCGGTAAGGCTTTGTTGAACTACTTTTATTTGGATGGCAACGCCAAATTTAGAAATGTAGTTTTGAAGCTGTACCAGTTTTTTGAAAATCTCCTCAAACTTACTCATAACGACACAATCCTTTCGGCGACTTCTCGGGCGTCACAAAACTTATTCCAGTCAAGACGCAGCACTTTCGAGCCGCGACTTTCCATTTCAATCATCAATTCACGGTGCAAGTCTTGCAGCCCCAAAAGATAAGCAAGCGGTATGCCACGCTCGCAAGTACGCCCTCGCGCTTCGATCCGCTCAAGACAAGTCGAGGGCTCGGCGTCGAGAGAAACGACAACATGCGGAGCGAGTAAATAGCGGTTCATAACCTCGCGGTGATGAACGTAATTATGGTAACCCGTATCGTCGATGTTGCCATCAAGCATGTTCTTTTTGGCAAACACCCAATCGCCGTAAATACTTCGGTCCATGACGACCGATTGCCCGGTTGCCCAAATGTGTCTAATCGCCGTTTCGTGCATTTCAAAACGCCGGGACATAAGCCAAAATTGCATTTCGAGCGCATACCGTTTCGGGTCTTGGTAGTATTTTTCTAAATACGGATTTTCCGTTACCGGCTCAAACATTGCGTGCGCGTGCATTACGTTCGCAAGCTCACTTGTCAGCGTGGACTTACCGGCTCCGACGTTTCCCTCGACACAAATCAACCGCATCGACGGTCGAGTAATTGCGTACGGCGTCGCACTCATAGCTTGCTCCGATCAATAAGGGCTTTCACGTTTCGCTTTGGCGCGTGATAACGGTCGTCATTCTCGGGCCGAGTCTCGACCGTTTCCGCTAAGAACATCAACATGCAAGCGGCATGGTATAGGTGAGAAAGCCCGCTTTCAGGGTCTTTGTCCTCGCAATCATTCCACGCGGTTAGATGCCTTTGAAGCGCGTCGTACAGTCGAGAGTATTTGAAACCCGCGCCCGCTCGCCAGTTATGAGCTTGATACTTCTTTGCCCCGAACGTCAGAACGCCCGAAAGTCCGACGAGAAACTTTGATGAGATTAAGCCCATTTGTGGCTTACCGCCGTCATGTTTTATTGCTTCCAAAATTCCGGGTAATGACGGTTGCTCAGTTTTCGATTTCATTTCTTGTCGTCCTTTTATCGGTTAGCAGTTTTAAGATGCCGCTCTTGATTTCCCCGCCACCCTCGATAGCGGCGCATTCAACGGTTTGTTCGTCCGCAGTCGGCTTCTTATAAACTACGATGCCCGCGAAAAGATTCATCGTAAATCTGAGAATTTTTCGGCACTTGATATGTAGCCCGGCGCTGATTCCCCACCCGGCGCTGATTCCATCCCCGGCGCTGATTCCCCACCCGGCGCTGATTCCCCACCCGGCGCTGATTCCATCCCCGGCGCTGATTCCACACCCGGCGCTGATTCCATCCCCGGCGCTGATTCCCCACCCGGCGCTGATTCC